GTGGATGTGCTTACGCTTGAAATGGATGATCTTCAATATGAGGGTTTCGATGCGGACTTTGTTTGGGAGGATGAACCTCAGAATAGGAGTAAGCGCCAGGGGCTCTTAAGGGCCTTGATCGACCGGAGAGGTTATGAGGTGATTACATTTACGCCTCTTACGGAGCCATGGATGAAGGAAGAGCTCGTGGACAAGGCAGATGGAAAGAGGATCGATCTCATTACGGTGGACATGCGAGACAACCGTTTTACGGTTGCGGGCGAGCCGATTTTAAGGGAGGAGGCGATTCGGGAGTTTGAGGCTTCTATTCCTGAAGACGTGCGCGAGACAAGGGTGCATGGGAAATTCTTTCATCTTAGGGGCTTGGTCTATAAAGAATTTTCAAGCGTGCACACCTCCGACTTTGCCTACACGTACCCGGATCCCGTGATCTGCGTGCTTGACCCACATGACCGAGTTCCGCATCACGTTGTCTGGGCCTATATCGACCGTCAGGATGACGTTTACATTGACTATGAATTTACTGGCCATATCGAACTCGGAGAACTCGCAAAAAAGATTCTGGAGATTGAGGCGCGGCGCGGGTACAAGATGAAACGTAGGTTGATTGATCCCAACTTCGGGCGCAAGCCTTCGCGCGTTGGGTCAAACCAAACTGTGATTGAAGAGCTCTCGCGCCAGGGCGCTTACTTTTTTGAGGCGAATGATAATATTGAATTAGGTCATATGATTGTTCGTGAATATCTTCATTACGATAAGTCAAGGGATGTAACAGCGGTCAATAAGCCAAAAGTATTTTTTTCGCGTGAGCGCGCACCTTCCACGATCCGAAGTGTTATGAATCTTCAGTACGACGAATGGATCGGAAAACGCGCGAACGAACGAAATCCAAAAGAAAAACAAAAAGAGCGCGAAGACCACGGAGCTGACTGTATCAGATATCTTCTTGTCTCAAGGCCGACTCATGGTACGCTGAATGCGAGCGACACCTATGAACTCTCAAAACCTCCCTATTAAGATTAAAGCGCGCGGAAATTTCAAACTCAATCTTGAGAATCGTTTTACCCCGGAAGAGAAGGAAGAAATTGCCGTCAGGATTGGGACCTTCCAGACGGATGAAGAGATAAAGGAATGGGCGGAGGCAAGGAAAAAGACAATCACAAAAAGGCAGATCGTCCAGTACCGCTCATCCAAGATCTGGGCTCCCATTATAGAAAGGCATAGGGAGCGGTGGCGCGAGATGCTGCTAGAGGTCCCGCTTGCTAATAAGCGGAAGAGGATTGAGGAATTTTCGTCTCTTTTCGAAAAGGCACTTAAGGAAAAGGACCACCGGCTTGCGGGGATGCACTTAAGGGGAATCCGTGAGGAAATGGAGGGAGACAGGAAAGACGGAAGAGGGGTCACAAACCAAATCTATAACGTCGTCCAATTCAACTCCCTTTCCGATAGCGAGCTTGAGGAGCGGAGACTCCAGATCGTGAGCGACCTAAAACACATGAAAAAACTTGAACACTTAAGGAGGGAGATTCATGCCAGCACAATCAGAGCGTCAGAGAAAACTAATGATGATGGCGCTTCACAATCCGAGCCGGATTTACAAAGGTAATAGAGAGGTGCTTCAAATGAGTAAGTCACAGCTGATGGAATTCCGCCATCTAAAGGGAAAGGGCGGAGGCGGTGGAAGCCCGGTAAAGTTTAGGAAACGTGAAGGCGGGCTTGGCGATATTTAAAGGGGGACGGATATGAAACACGGGGATCACTTAAAGTCTATGAGCGCCAAACCGGTTATGAAATGCGATGAGTGCGGAAAGATGGGGCACGCCGCATCGACTCATCAAAAATCAACTCAGATGAGGGAGAAAAAATTTGGCAAGAGAGCTAAAAGATGAATTAAGCGGGGAGACTTTTGGAACGGAAACGGTCCAGCCCGAAGTGGCTCGGAACCCGATTCAGCTTGAGGTAAGTCCTGAGCTTGAAAAGACTCTTGTGGATATCATCCGAGAAGACTTTGAATCTTCACGCCAGGCTCGTGATAAGCGGGATTGGGGCCAGACTTCTAAAGGCGAGCATCTTGATTTTGACTCGTGGATTAAAAAGCTTCGGGAACTTTATTATGGCACGCGGGAGTCAAAGGACGTTCCATGGAAGTTTTGTTCAAACCGGTCGCTCAGGATTTCCGCGAGCATTTTGGATATGCTTCATTCGAGGCTTTTTCCGGCGGTCGTCAATGAGGACCTGCTTAGGTTTAGGCCTGGCGAGGTGACGGATGTCCCGAAGGTAGACCGGATCACAAAATTTATGAAGTGGTGGATTTTCGTCCGAAGCCGGATGAGAGGCTTTTTTGACGAATGGGTGAAAGGGGTTTTGGCTTACGGGGATTTAATCACGGAGTCAAGCTGGAAAATAGAATTTAGAGACGAGGGAAAGAGAGAGTCCGTTCCGGTGACGGATGACGCCGGCAACGCGCTTACGAATCAAGACGGAACTCCCGCTCTTATTTCCGAACCAGTCCCAAGGAGGCTTGAGCGGACGCAGTCTAAAATTTACATGCGGGACCAATTTTATCTTCAGGATGGAAGCAGGAATATTTCTGAGGAGCCGGTGATTTTGGAAGAAACGCTTTTTTTCCGGGAACTTAAGGAAGGCGAGGCACGCGGCACTTTTGTGAACATTGACCGCCTTAAAGAAAAAATTCCAATTTCAGAGGAGCGGATTGGCTCTCTGGATCCGGCTGATGAAGAAAGAGTGAAGGAAATAAGAATTAGAAATCATCCCGTTAAGATCCATAAGTGGTATGGAAATTTTGACGCGGACCAAGATGGGTTTGCCGAACGCATAAGAGTCTATGTCGCTACAGAATACGACCTTTATTTGGGGGCAACGGCGATCTCGAACATCGCTTACCATGGGGTCCAGCCTCTTGATTACACGAAATTTGACAGCCGCATCGACAGCCCCCAGCAGAATCTGGGCGAAGGCATTTTAGAGAAAGTTCATGAGCTTTCTGATGAACTTGACGCAATCTTTAATCAAATGACGGATGCGAATACGCTTTCCGTCATGCGCCCGGGTTTTTATGATCCGTCTGGAGACCTGGATGCTCCGGTCTTAAAACTCGCTCCAAATAAAATTACGCCGGTCTCTGATCCGAGCCGGAATGTTTTTTTTCCTGATTTCACGATTCAAGTAAATCAATTGATCGCGGCGGTTAGAATGGTGCTTGAATTTATTGAGCGGCTTACGGCAGCGAGTTCTTATGTGCTTGGAAAAGAATCAGAAATTGTGGGCGGATCGGGAACCGCGACAAGGACTCAGGCAATTGTCCAGGCTGCTGAAAGCCGTTTTGCGCTTCCTGCGGAGCGACTCAGGGAAGGGGCCGCAAGAATTGTAAATCATCATCTTGCGCTTGTGCAACTCAACATCCCGCCGGGGCTTGAATCCAGAGTATTGGGAGAGAAAGGAGAGGTTTTATTTGGGCCGAACGAACTGACCCAGGAAGGAATTGCCGGAGAGTTCGACGCTTATTTATTAGCCGATCCATCGATGGGTTCAAAGGAAACGGAGCGCAATCTTGCGTCTATGCTTTATTCAATCTTGCTTCAAAATATGATCGTCGGCTCGGATCCCGTAAAGATCTATAAGGTAACGGCGAATCTCTTAAAAGCTTATGACATTAACTATGAGGAGTTCTTGGGCCCCGAGCCTGCGAGCGACATGATTGATGATCCTAGAGATGAAAATACCCTGATCGTTCAGGGAGATTTCGAAAGAGTAAAAGCTCAAATTACCGAGAACCACATTCTTCACATTCAAAAACACATGGAACTTTTAGAGTCCCCTACACTTGCGAGCCTTCCCCCGCACCTTGTAAACCAAATTCAGGAATTTACAAAAAGTCATCTTCTGGAGCATCAAGGCATGATGCAGGCTATGATTGGCATCATTTCAAAAATAGGAGGAGTTGGGGGTGGAACAAAATCTAACGCTGGAGGAAGCGAAGGAACTCGCACGCCATCCGGCGTGGGCCAAATTGAAGGACCGCTTGGCGCAGCACTCGAAAGCAAAAGAGAAGGTGAAGGCGGAAGCTATACGCCAGGGCCGCCAGTTTGAAATGTATCTTGCTCAGGGATTTGTAGACGGCCTTGAGCATGCGGTAAAAGAGCTTGAGACCTTAATCACCAGACTCAAGGAAGAGTCTGAGACCTAAAGAGGAGATAAAAATGGAAAACCCTGAGAATCAGGAGACGGAAGTTGAATTAGGAGTTGAAGAAAAAAAAGAAGAGGGAGCAACGGAAGTTGATCTCGATAAGAAAGAAGCGGCTGAATCGGCTGGTGAATCGAAAAAAGCGGTAGGCGCTAACAAAGGCACAGATTATGTAGACCGGGAAGAATTTCAAAAGGCGCTCAAGCGCATGGAATATCAATCCCGACAGATGGAACGCGAGCGCCGAGAGATGGAAGCTTTAAGAAGCCGCATTTCAAATGCGGCTCTTGCGCCGAACGCATCCGGCGTTACAGTAGAAGACAGGGAAGATGAAATTGATGAACTTGCGACGAGAGATTGGAAGAAAGCTGTCGAGCTTTTAGCCGAAAAGAAATTGAGGGATCTTCAAAAAGAGCAGATTGAAGCCGAAAAACAAAACTCACTTTGGGCCGAGCTTGAACACTCAAAGTCGCGCGTCAGAGAGCGTTACCCATCCGTTGATATTGAGAGTTCCGAAGAAGCGAAAGCATATATGGAAGTCTTAAACGAAAATCCAAGCTATCTTAAGAACACGCATGGGCCTGAGCTTGCCATGTATAAGATGGAAGAAAGGCTGAGGGCTCAGGGCAGAGTGCCGAAAGAAGTGGAGCCATTGATTGATCGGGAGCTTGAGAGACGCTCACGAGTGAGCACAGCAAGCGTTACCCCAGGTCGTCACGCAGCAAAGCCGAATACTTATGTGCTTTCAAAAGACCAGAAAGAATTATGTGATCGTCATAAAATTCCTTATGAGGAGTACGCCCGCAATGCCAAAAGGCTTGAAAGCGGAGAAAGTTTAGAGGTTTAAGATGGCAAAACCAAAAAGATCCGATGAGGTTGAAGAAGTGAAAACCGACTTCGAGAACGAAATACCGCCTGAAGAGGCGAGCGGCCAAGAAAGTTCTGCGGCCATTGGCGGCCAGAGGGAACCGGAAACAAAGCCAACCTTAATCATGACTGAGCTTGATTCGATTATTCATGAACGATTAAAAGCTCAGCCAAAATCGCTTAAAGAGCTTGACTTACAGGTCTCAAGAACTGAGGCTCCTGGGCTTCACAGATTAAGTCTTCCAGAGTACTTTGAGAAGTTTAGTTACGATTGTACGCGGGGAGAGATTTGTGAGGTGCATAGAAAAAATGGCAAAGACGTGAAGGGGAGAGGTAAGTACATCATGCGCTGGATCCTAAAAGACAAGCGCGCCATTGACTATGCGATTAATGTGAGGGGATGGATGCTCGTAAACAAGGTGCTTTTTCATGACGCGCCCAACATCCTTTTTTCTACCTCAGGAGCAGTGGAGAATGGAGACAGTCTTTTAGCGGTGATGCCGGTTGAGAAAGCGCTTAAAATCAGGGAGTTTCCGAGAGTTCGTTCACAGGAGTTACTTCGTTCACGAATGACCCCATCCAAAACCAAAGCCAATCGTGTACTCATGACGGGAAATCCAGAATCAGAATACGTCTATGAACCCGACATGGGAACAGATGAGGCGGATACGGGTGAAGGGTCGGCTAGCCAGCCTGGAAGTATTCAGGAGGGCAGAGATTTTTAAAGGAGAAAGTCATGGCTAACGATAACATCCCGCGTGGCTTTATTCCGCTAAACCTAACAGCGAGGGATATCCATTACTATCGCGTGTCTACGGCGACCGATATTTTTATCGGTTCTCCGGTGACGTTGCTTGCGAGTGGATATGTTTCTGCTGCCACAGCGACCGGTGTTACGCCGGTTATAGGTGTAGCGGTGAGCTTTGCGGGCACACTCAAACGGGGACTGGCGACGCCGGATCCGTTTTTGGATGTATCGGATCTTACACCTCCGAGCCCTTCTTCGGATACGGGTGACAGATGGATTGGAGTTGCCGATGATCCAAGCATGGAGTATCTCATCCAAGAGGATACGGGCGGGACTGCGCTTGCTCTTGCCGATGTAGGGGCTGCGACAGACTTTATCTATCGCGGTGCCACGGCAATTGCAACCAACGGCAATTCAGATACGGGTTGGGCAAATGTGGAGTTGGATGCTTCAGGCGTGGTTACTACCACTGCCGCTCAATGCCAGATTTTGAGGCTTGCCGATCTTGTGAACTCAGACGGCACTGAAAATGCTGTGGGCGACTATGCAAAGTGGATCGTACGGTTTTTTCATCACCAGAGAGCTGCTGGTCTTATTGCTCAGCCTGGTATCATCGTCTAACCAAAGGAGAATTAAATGAACAGGACGCAGTTTAATAAGGCAACGGTGCCTGGGCTATTCTCCTTTGCGTTGGATAGCTACAGGCTTCAAGCAGGTGAAGGAAATCTTTGGCGGAAGGTCGTCGAGGCTTGTGGATCTGTTAAAAGCTCCAAAAGGACTTATGAGGAATCAGCCTATTATGCTGGTCTGGGCACAATTCCGGCTAAGCCCGAAGGAGAACCAATAAGCTATGGTGATTTCCTCCAAGGACCGACGAAAAAATGGACCCATCGGACATTTGGTCTGGGTGTCAAGATTACGGAGGAGTTAATTGAGGACAGCCTCTATCCTGATATTCCGACCGAGATGGAGTCATTCAGCCGGGAGTTAGGATCGAGTGCTCGTGAGACGATGACGCTCCTTGTGTTTGATATTTTTAACTCAGGCACCGGAACGACAACTCATACGGGTGGTGATGGGCTTGCTATCTTTTCAAGCGCTCACACAAGTCTTAGAGGAAGCACTTGGTCAAATCTGATTACTCCGGCTGCCGATCTATCGGCAACGGTCCTTCAGACGACCTTGGACAACTTCGAAAACACAAAGGACGACACGGGAAAATGGCAGATGATTAAGGCAGAGTATATTCTTTGCAATCCGTCAAATGCGTGGAAAGCAAAGGAGTTGCTTAACTCAGGCTATGATCCCGAATCACCCAACAACGCGATTAACACGATTAAGGAGCGGAATTTAAAGCTGATCTCGACTCCATATTACACGGATACAGATGCTTTTACGCTGCTTGCACGCCCTCCGATTTCGAATGGGGGAGTCATTGCGTTTGAGCGTCGAAAGGTGACCTTTGGCCGAGATGGAGATTTTGATACAGGGGACGCGCTCATTAAGGTGACTTTTAGGTTTAGTGTTGAAGTCAATAAACCTAATAATCTTTATCACAGCGCCGGCGGTTAATCAATTAAGGCGGGTAAGTTACCCTTACCCGCCTTTCTCACGGCCTCTCGATATGGGGTGAGGGGAAAAGGAGTCTTCAAATGGGACAGTTTAATATAAGGAACGGCTGGACTTTGGGGCCGCACGCCAATTTCTTTGCGAGAACGGACAATCTGTTTTCTGAGGGCGATACGACACCTGATGTGACGAACGGTTGTCTTTTCTTTTCACAGAATACGACCACAACGGCCATTACGCATTTTGACCTAACGCCGATGGCGTCGAATACGGGAGGCACCTGGCACCAGCAGTTTGAGGGAAAGCGGATCATTGTTATGATGATTGACGGTTCGACAAGTCTTGTGAATGCAGGTCAGCTTGTCCTGTCGGGTACGTCGAATCTTCAGGGTGCCAATAATTCGGTTGAGCTTCTTTATCACAACTCAGCTTGGATTGAGCTTTCTCGAAGCATTAATCAAGTGACCGATACGATCCGCGTGACAAGCATGTCGATTGCGGATTATGTGGCGGATACGACGTCTCAGACGATCAATGCGACCAATAACACAAGGACGATTTTCGGGCTTTCCTATGCGACGTCACCGCTTCTTATTAGACGGGTGCTGAACGGCCAGCAGGGACAGCATTTGACTTTGGTTTCAGCGGGCCCTTCGGATCTTCGCGTCATTGTAAATACGGACGCAACCGGCACATTTGTCTCAACGTCTTCGACAAGTTCAACTCAATTCAGGCTTGCCTCAAGCGGCGCAATCAGTTTTATTTATCAAGGCGCAAAGTGGCTTGAGTCTACTCCTGTTTGGGCAAATACAAGCGTAACCTATACCACATAATGTGCCTAACGTTAGTCGTTTTAAGAGGAGAAATTCCGACCGGTCTGGTTTTAAGCATTATGAGATTGACCTGATTCGGGATAAGGGTTTTCTCGTAGCAGGTAACGAGTTCGACACTCCTCCTCCCTCTGAGTTGCCCCTCGGAGGAGAGGGGGATCTGTCAGGAGATCCAAGATCAAGCTCTGATTTTACGATCTCAAATGTTAATACCGCCGTTACCGACAAGCCGACTTACTACATTACGGCGGCCGGCGGAATCTCAGCCGACTTAAGCCGCGCCTGGATGAACGTAACATTACGGCGGCCGGCGGAATCTCAGCCGACTTAAGCCGCGCCTGGATGAACGTAACGGGCTCCAATGCGGCAGTCACAATCACCTCAAATCCAAGGATTTCGCAAGGCAAAGAAAGCGATATCCTCACGCTTTTCTGCACCGATTCGCAAATTACCATTCAGAACGGAAATAGTGTGGCTACTGTTGGGTCGGTTCCGGTTGTTTTAACTTCGGGCTCTTATGTGACTTTTATTTACAACACGTCAAACACAGCATGGAACGAAACCTCAAGGGGGAGGGTCTAAATGGCAAATCGATTGGTTGACAATGTCATCATTATTGACTCGGCAATGGGAAACCAACAAGTCTTCATGGATACGGGAAACATCACTAATTATGTGATTAGCGCGATCAGTTTTTGGTACGGCGGGACGAACGGCGCTTTAGACCTTTCAGCTGCCAATACAGCGGATCACATTATCAGGTTTTCGCTTCTTCAGGTGAATACCGGCAATGCCGGTCTTACGTTTATTCCGGCCGTGGAGCACAGAAGCTTTGCCGAGCCGATCAGGCTGAACACCTTAAAAGTACCCGTCGTGACGGCAGGAACTGGCTGGGTCTATTTAACCTAAGATGACAATTTACGAACATACGACAAGTCTCACGACCGCTTCCGCATCTGTTTCATCTACGACCCTTAACGTCATGGGAGGGATCTTAAGGCAGGTACTCGTTCGGGCCAACACATCTACGACGGTCTTTAGGGTTGATCTTGAAGACTCCGACGCTGTTACGAGGCTTAATTATGACTACCATACGGGGGAACTCAATGATGTCGATGTCGCGTTTCCCATTACCGGAGTTTACACATTAAATATTACGAATGCGAGTCCCGATGATACATTTCGGATTGTTTTGGCCGTTCAAGAAAATTAAGGATAATTTTATAAAAAATGAGGAAAACCGACTTCGGGAGAAATACACCGGCTTAATCAATCAAAAAGAAGAACTTTATCTTGCCCGTCTTAGGGATTTAGAAACGAGTGAAAAGGAACTGGATTTTAAAAGGCGGGACATAGAGGTCAAAGAAGAAGAAACAAATGAAAAGGAAAAGGAACTGGATTTTAAAA